TCCCGCAAAATATTTTGCGATTATTTTTACATCACGCGCAATTTCTTTGAGCACAGCCGAATCATTTCCTACCCCGCTGCCCATTCCTTGTTTCCGTTGGGTTTTGTTTGATTGGCCATAGTCCCTGTTTAGTCCACCGCGTATTGTGTCATATTGTGGTATACCACCATGCGTCATGCCATCATTAGAACCGTGACCAGCAAACTTGTGATCGTATTGCGTCGTGCCACCACTAGCACCTGGGCCACTGGATTCCTTGCGGCCATATTGCATATGTGTCATGTCATCATTAACAATGTGGCCACTTGACTCTGGTCTGCCATAGGGCATAAGCATCCTACGGCGAGCCTTACTATTTCCAAATGGATGAAGCATCTTGCGGCCTCCGCTCACCGTGTCTTCGGGCGTTGAGCCATACCAATCACTTTTTTCTCTGATTGGGTTTTTGTATGCCCTATTTTCTGCTCTGTCGTATACCCTGGCATCCCGCATTAATTGTTTTTGTCGGTCTTTAATTACTGCCTTTTTTGCGTCGTTTCTTCTTTTTATATGTGTATATAAAAATTTACCTGTCATTAACGCAAGTTTTAATTGGGGAATATCATCACCCATTGCATTCAATATAGACAGGGTTCCGCCGCCAATGTCGCCGACCATGGACCGCAACATCACGTGTTTTTTTGTATAATTATCTTTTTTCTTCTTAATTGCGCTCTGTGTTTTTACGTATGCGGTATATACTGTTTTTTGTTCTTGTCCTGTGAGTCTTGAGGACAAAAGATATCCACGAAGTTTATCCAGTCGAACGAGTCTGGTCTTTAGGCCATCTAGATTATCCGAATCTGCTCCAGAGGCTATGCCATGGAGCAGTTCCATTATATCATTTCCAGATTTAGTGTCCGCCTTATATTTCTGTTTTAGGTCTTTCAATAGACCAACAAAGGGATCCTGTTTTTTGGCAGAAACATTCCTAACATGTTGTTTTAATAGGTCTTTGAGTTTGTCGATCATGGCCAATAATACAAATTCTATTCGTGTGTAGTATACATTGTTATTTATTTATTGGTATCTTCTAACTGCTTGATAAATGTGGCAAGCATATCAACATATATATCCAATTCGTATGGAATTAGTGACTCAAGCTCTGTTAATGAGTACTTGTGGTGCTGAACCATACTGAATAGCGTTTGATAATATGTTACCAAACTTGTATGGCCCAGCATTATACGAAAAAATCGTGGAGACCCGAAAGAACATATTCTTGTTCAAACGTGCATTTACTACACTTTATATGTACCGTTTGCTTAACTGTTGGAATATCAGACAAAAATTGTTCTATTTTTTTGAACGTTTCCCCGCTAAGATTTTCCAAAAATTCAATTCCCTCTGCTTCTTTTACGTCTCTTGCGGCAGTTATCGTATCTGAATCATACACAAAATCAACACATGCCCATATTAGTTTAAAAATTAAATTTAGATCGCTGCTTGTCTTTGCGGCTTCTATTAGGGCAAATAGCTTAGTGGTGGGATAGTTTAGCGACAATCCAACGGTATCTGTTATCTCAATTTTCTTGTTGGTTTCTTTTATGTCTTCTACTTTGGCTTCCTTAAGATTAACCTCCACTTCCCTGTGTTTGGAACACATTTCGCACGTGGAATTTTCTATTGGAAGAAACCTAATGGTGGTTTTTTCCCCAATCGAATGTATGCGTAATTGGAGGATTAGATACTCGAAATCAAAAATTTCTAGTTTATCAACATCTACTCCCTCTGTAAGTATGCAATTTCTTACAATCTGTTTTGTGGCATTTGCAATATCAGTTGGATCGTCGCTTTGAAGAGCTGTTAGTAGTATTTTTTCTTCCTTAACAAGGAACGGTCTAATGGTCAATACCGCTTTAGTTGAGGGTACTATAACTTCGTGTGTTGGAACGTCAATTTTTGGTAATGCCATATTTTCTCCATAATTAAATCAGATCACGCTATATTTATCACACATTATACGAGTATTGGCCCGCCCCCTCCTGGATTCGCCGTTGCTGGAACCACTGGTGTTTGTGTTGTGCCACCCGCTCCTATAGTTGGGTTCACCTCACCCCCCTTCCCTATTCCTGGTTGTGCCCCACCTGTTCCAACGCCGCTCGCCGCTCCCCCAGTAGCCGGATCTCCGTCTGCTGTTCTGGTCAAACTGCCACTTATACCACCCGGCTCTGTGCTGAGTGGAAATTGTCCTATCCAAGGCAAGTTTGGTTCGTTAGTTAGTATTCCCTCGAAGGTTGTTTGCCACTTTGCGTAAGAAAATTGTACTGTTAATTTTAAATATTCCCCGTCTGCATAATTCAGTTCCTGTGATTGTATACTAACAGGATATGCTTCTAGTAACTTATATTTTGATGCCATTTGTCCTATTTTCGAGATAAGACCATTATCGGCTGTGCTGTTATTAACTTTTTGGACAATCAGGGTTCCTACATAATCATCATAAAATTCCATGTACTGTGACCCAGATGCCATTATTAATTGGTGCCAGATATCAAAAAATGATCTTTCTACCATCGAATTTGTGCAAATGAAAGTTACAGTGAAGTCCTCATATAAGACTCCGTATGGCATTTTTCTGACGGTTCCAAATAATCTATGCTCCGTTGTTAAAAGCTGTCTGCCTGGTAAAGAAACAGATTCTGCGAGCATAGATATGTGGCCTGCTTGTCCTAAGACAAGTTGTATTGCCCCTCGTCGTGCCTGGTCTAATATACCAGACACAGATAGCGATCCGTTTTTTATATCATCTACTATTCCCAGTACATTGGATGCACCAAACACCCTTGGCGGAACTATGGTAAATACGTAATGACATCCCTGCGAGACACCCCCATGTTTAATTATCTCTTCTTTAATTTTTACGACGCTTGACATATCCAGCCTTTTTTGGTGATTTTGGTTTTAGTCGTCTTATTATCTGTCTATTTGCCGCCCACACTGCCCGCTTGTCTTCTTTTACAAAGCCTTCTGTTGGCAAAAACAGCGCCACCTCCCACTCATCGTGTGTCAGCGTATATACCACACTTTTTACAGCAGTGTTTCGATATCGACGAATAGAAGTTTTGTAAAAGGCTGGTCGCGTTGAATTCTTAAGTGTCTCATATTCTATATTTATTCTCACCATATTAGCGCCCTGGGAACTTTCATACAGTCTGAGGAAGGTCATGAAGTATGCCCGATCTATAGGATATAAGTGATGAAAGTTGATACCCAGAAAGCCGGTTGGTGTCAGTTTTAGTACTAATACCAACGGGAACACGTCGTAATATGGTAGGGTATCTTTTCCCACTGGATCATATTTAAAGGCCACTATGTTACCTGGGATTGGAATACTCGGCATTTCTTTTGCGGCATTGCCCATAAAAGCTCTATGCGGAGCTTCTTCGTATCCAATAATCTGATTAACTTGCCGCTTAAACCACAACAATGACTTCAATGAGCGCGCCACTAGCTCGCTCTCGCTGGATAAACGAACAAGGTCTTTGTATTTTTCTCGTAGTTCGCTTGCCATTGTGATATTTAGTTATTTTCCAAGAATTTTTATTCCCAGTACGGCCAGACTATTTTCTGTCCATATTTGGAACTGGGTGTCGTGTTCCTGTGCAATCTTCGTTGCCGCCTTCCACTTTGCTTGATTTTTCACATATTGATATATTTCTGTGATGTATCTTTTTTTCCCGCGTTTTGTGGTGGATTGTTCGGGTGGCTTGGTATATTTTGCGGGTTTTAGTTCAATCCAAAATTTTCGTCCATCCTTCATGGTTATACAGAAGTCTATAAAATATCGATGCCATAGATTATCGGTAGGGCATAAATATGGAATGACAAGCTCTTCGGATGACCAGTTATCGATGGAGGCGTTGGTGTCACACCACATCATAACAGAGAACTCCCAAGAGGATCTATATCGTATATTGGATGGATCGCCTAAATACTTTCGCTCGTTTTTTATCTTAAATTTTCCCTGGTGCATATGTCTGAGTATTTAGATTTTCTAAGCAAAGTAAATGGATACGAGGCTGCCGAAAAGGTCGGTACTGCTGTGATGTCGGGGGATGTATCCAATATATTTGATACGCTAAAGGGACTATTCGATAATAAAAAAATCACAGAGGAGATGTTTGCTCCTAGTGTATTGAATCGTCACGGAACCTCGACCGACACAGTGGCGGATTTCGAGGGAAACGGCCCCGCCCTTGTATACCCCGCTAATCTGTTTGACAACGGCGAGACTGCGTATATATTGTTTTATATCAAGAAACCTGACGGTGCCACCCCAAATAATTCTGCCAGCAAATTTATCGGCTCTAATGAGGCACCAAAAGGAAGGATCGCGTTGTATATGCCCCCTGCAATCAAAGTAAATTACGGCGCTCAGTGGGAAGACACTGAAATGAAAATAGAGATGGGAGCCGATATTATTAGAGACGCGAAGGCGGGTAATATGGGGGGAGTGGCACAAGCCGCTACGAGAGCAATGGACCAGGTGGTTAATGCGGGTCTTGCGCCAGAATACCAACTATTAAAAAATCAAATATTAGATCCAAAAAACGCCTTGTTATTCAAAGGAGTAAATTTTAGAAGATTTCAGTTCAATTTCCAACTCATGGCAAGAAATGCATCGGAGGCAGAATCAATAAGAAAAATAATAAAATCCTTCAAATATGCGATGCACCCCGGAGCACAAAATTCCTCTACATGGGCATGGCCATACTTTTTTGAGATCTATTTGTGTACTCCAGTACAGAAGTATATGTTTAATATAATGAACTCGGCGCTCGAAGAAATGGACGTAGACTATGGAGGTTCGGGCGTTGCCAGCTTTTTCAGAGCAAATGGTGCCCCCGTTGATATCCGATTATCCCTTCAATTCAAAGAATTGTTTGTCCTTACAAAGGACCTTATTTTAAAAGATTATTAATGAAGCATTTCTATTATTATCCGTCAATTGAATATGGCGGAGACATGGCAATCAATATAATGGTGCGCGCCAAGATACGCGATGTTATAATACAAAAAGCCTCCTTATATTACAAATACAGGATTCCTAACGGAACCAGACCGGATGTGGTATCAACAAAATATTACGGAAATCCCACCTACACATGGGCTATATTTTACGCAAACAACATATTCAATCCTCTACATGAATGGCCAATGGAAGAGCAGGCGTTTGGTAAATATCTTGAAATAAAATATGGAATGTCATATGCGAGAGGCCCACTCGACGCCCCACACCACTATGAATTATACGACACCGCAACAAAAGAAACCTTAATAATAGACGAGAATACATATAGAAAAGAGGATAAAAGACAAGGAGTATTGTCGGTACCAAAAACGGTTAGAGAAGTGTCCTTATATCAATATGAGTTTGAATTAAACGAATCAAAACGTGATATTGTTGTATTAGAGAAACGGTTTTTGAGTGAGATAACAAACGAGTTTGATAACCTATTTTAGTATATGGCTGATCATCCGCACGAGTATCAATATATAATCAAAAAATTTTTGCTTGTGTCACACACCGGACTGGAAATTGATATATGGAGACAGGTCGTTCAGTTTTCCTTTGAAGAGTCTATGGCAGGTCGAGCACTGCATGGCACTGTTACAATGGTTGAGTCGCTGGATCTCCCTACGTTGTTGCCGATGATAGGTGAAGAACGACTGAAAGTTTCCTTCACACGACTAGACGAAAACACAGGAGCGGAGCTAGACCCAGTACAATTTGATTTGCCCATATACACACTTTTTAATAAAAACCAGGAAGGAAAATCATTAAAAAGACAGACATATTCTTTTTCGTTTTGTTCCGATTCTGTTTTTAAAAATATAAATTCTGTTGTTTCTAAACCATTCAAAAATCTTGCATATTCAGACATGGTGCGTGAAATATACGATCAATATTTGAAGGTGGACGATAAACAGATAGAGGTGGAACCAACTGCCGGTGTAATGAACTATACGGTACAAAATAGCAGGGCCTTTAAAGCAATAGATTTGATCTGTAAAAGATGCAAGAGCGCCGATGCCAGAAATGGATCGTTTTATTTCTTCTACGAGGATAGAGAAAAATTTAATTTTGTTTCTCTCAGGGGACTTTTGAATAAAGGTCTATTAGATAAAACCAATATCAGAAAATTATATTATGTTCCCAAGAATTATCCTACCAGCGATGCCCGCAATGATATTTCAGTTTCAATGTATAACGCAGAGGAGGTGGGAGGAAGCCAGGGAGGATTTGATATATTAAAGTCCTTTTTAACAGGGGAGGTGTCCTCCAGTATATTACTGGTAGATCCTATTAGACGAAGTTTTTCCTTTAAAACACTGGACCTGAGAGGCGAAGATGCTAAACAAGAGATTGATCAAAAGGTAAGCTCACCTGCCCCAACTGAATTTTTGGCAAACTCGGATTTTTCCTCAATTTCAGGCGAGGGCTCAAAAAAGCCCTGGACCAATAATAGCAAGATCTTTGTGAATCCACGTGCTAACATGCGAGTGATGATAGGAGACTCTGGGCAAGACGAGCAAGAATATATAACATCAAGAGACCCAACTATCCGACCATACTCCCCAGAAGAATTTGCATTACAAAAAACAGCAGAGAAAGCACAGTTTCATAGAAATGTTATCACAACCACCATACCAGGAGATCCAAAAATAAAACTTGGATCTCTGGTAAATTTCCAAATTCCAGAGAGGACTGGGGCGGTCGGAGAAAATGCACCAGAAGAGCTGGACAAATATATGCAAGGATACTATATAGTTGTCGGAATCTCGCATACAATAACCAAAGACCGATACAAAATGCACCTGGAACTGACAAGATCCTCAATACACAGCGATATTAAGCCAAGAGATCCTTTCCAGATATATGTTTCTGGAAAATAGATATTTAACCACAAATCGCAACATTTACTAGACATTCTTTCTGTTTGATGTTATGGTGTTCATATCCTTAATTAAGAGGAGATGTCCGCTAAAACGAAAACGTGATTATGAATAATAAACTATACTACCTTGCCTCGCCATATTCTCATCCAGATGCATTGGTAAGGAAAACCAGAGCAATGGACGTCACTAAAAGTGCCATAGATTTTCTACGCCAGGGCGTATTTGTATTTGCCCCAATATCATACAACGAGCCTTGGAAAAAATACAATCTTCCGGGCGACTGGCAATTTTGGTGTGATTTTGATAAAACGTTTCTATCCCGTTGCAACGGCGGTGTTATAGTACTACAACTAGATGGGTGGAAAGAAAGCGTAGGGGTCACCGCTGAAATTGAATTTGCGCTATCTATTGGATTGCCCGTATACTACGCAACAGCAGAGCAGATAAAATCTGGTGACCTGAGTTTCATGGCAGATTCGTGTTGTACTGGTTCTCTGTTTTGTTCTGGTCAGAAACTATAAGGAGCCATATGCCATATATCAAAAAAGAAAAAAGAGAGATCGTAAATACGCAACTAGGATATTTAATTGATGCGGTGGTTGAGGCATCAGATGACAAAAATGTGCTACCTGGAGTATTAAACTATTGCATAACGGTTTTGATTAAGAGCGCATATAGAAACGCCACACCAGGTTCCAAACTCTCATATGCAGATCACAACGCGGTTATAGGGGTGCTTGAATGTGTTAAACAGGAGTTCTATAGACGAAACACTGTACCATACGAAGATGAAAAAGCAACCGAAAACGGAGATGTGTAATACTACAGGATCTATATGAGTATTGAAATGAGCACAGCGGCGACAGAAATTGCAACGCTTCTAAAAGAAATACGCGATGCCGAGCGCAACCGAATTGTCATTCAAAACAAACTCGATGAGTTAGCCGACGAACAAGTGTCCTTAAAAGAGAGACTAAATATGATTGAGTCTCAGATCGCATCAACCCGATATGCGATAACTAATATGGTGGAAGATACCGTGAAATTATCTTTAGTAAAAACAGAGGAAGTATAGTATGAAGTTAAGTAGAAGTATGAAGTTATTGTGCAATGTTCTCTTTTATTACTGTTTGTTTATGACCGCTTTTGTCTACTTGTTGTCGGCGATGCAATAATACATAACGTGAAATTATCTTTGGTAAAACGGAGGAAGTATAGTATGAAGTTATTTTGTTCTATTTTGGTATTGTTTGTTTCTGGTTGTTCTTTTAGAATGGTTGGTGCTGGTGCAATAGCACACCAAGTACTTACCTGCAATTCGGACACTAGTTGTAAGGATAGGCTTGTTAGGGATTGTCCAACAGGCGTAGTACTACACAGTATTCGACAGGCAGTTGAAATTGAGTATTCATGCAAAGAGTAGCCAGTGTTTTTGATTCGAACAATCAATTGGGTATATCGGCTACTATTTCCCCTGCCTCCTAACAAACTTTTTATTCCACCAGGGAAGTGTCTTATTCTCAAGCCCGACGGTTGCTGGGTTATAGACGATTTCAAGAAAACTTCGAATACCCCAAAAACACTGCCCCCATTACCCGCACAGAATCACAATCCATGCGGAACTCCATGGCATTCATATGGACCCATTGATCCAGTTGATACGAGCCAAGTTCTGAAAAATCCCCCAGGACTATTTCCATTTGCCGTAGAATTAGAAAACAGATTGGCTGGATGTATGACCGCCGGTGTCATATCAAGATGTATTCATACCAAAACTAATAATGAAACTTATATGCTATCGATTGATATACCATTTGGGGAGAATAATATAACAAAAGACCAACAAATAAACATGTTTATTCGCGCCATGAAGGAAAAATATAAATTAGATTTAATTAAAAGACAGAAAGATATCAGCACGGTTTCTAGTTATAAACAACACATATTAGTATTTGAGTATGATCCACAAAAACACCGGATCAAACCGTGACAAAAATATACAACTTTGAGCAACACAAACTGAAGAAGGAGCTACAAGAGCTATTAGAGTTTTTGGAGGAAAGATACTTTGCCGAAAATGCATATAGGCTATCATGGTTTGACCAGTCAGTTGTCACCAACACAAAGAAAAGAATAGCAGATATTCAGCAACGCCTAGACGAAATTAGCAAGTAATACTATTAACATGTTGTAATTTGTTTTGGTGTGTGATAATATAACACATGGTCTATATGAAACAAGAAATTTGGCTAGGAGATTGTTTAGAGTTGATGAAGAATATTCCTGACAAATCAGTGGATATGGTTTTGTGTGATTTACCGTATGGGGCTATTTCTTGTGCTTGGGACGTAATTATTCCGTTTGATGAATTATGGGAGCAATATAACAGAATATGCAAGTCAGGCGCAGCCATTGTTTTGTTTGGTAGTCAGCCATTTACTACGGATTTGATCTGTTCCAACCGAAAAAATTTCAAATATCCGCTGGTTTGGAATAAAAATGTCCCTACTGGAATGTCGTCCGCAAAATATAGACCGATGAAGTATCACGAAGATATTTTAGTCTTTTATCGAGAACACCCAACGTATAATCCAATAATGAAAGAAAGGATCGGTGTCGGTAAGGCGTGTTACAATTACGATCATTACTGCGGATACTCCAATCATATTAAAATAGATAAGGTCAAAAAGAGATATGACCCAAATTTTGTCCAACCGAGTTCTGTTTTAGATTTTAAAGTAGTTCCTAATCGAAACGGGAAACTTCATCCAACCCAAAAGCCCGTTGCTCTTTTAGAATATCTAATCAAAACATTTACAAACGAACACGATTTAGTCCTTGATAATTGTGCTGGTTCTGGCTCAACGCTGGTTGCTGCGAAAAATTTGAATCGTCAATTTATAGGTATTGAAAAAGAAAAAGAATATTATGATATTTGCGTAGGGAGAGTATGATAGCCTCCTGGAATGAATATTTTATGGGAATTGCGCTCCTTACTGCAAAGAGAAGCAAAGATCCTAGTACTCAAGTGGGTTCGTGTATTGTTACGCCAGATAATAGGTTAATTTCCGTGGGATATAATGGATTTCCTAAATCACGAGTACCTTCAGTGGATGTGGATAAAATTCTTCCTTGGGGTAAAAATTCTGATAACGAACTTGAAAATAAGTATCCTTATGTAGTACATTCAGAACCTAATGCTATTATACACGCTTCTGGAAGCGTGGCAGGCTGCATTATGTATTTAACGTGGTTTCCTTGTTCAGATTGTGCGAAGTTTATATCGCAGGCAGGTCTTAGTAAATTAATTTATTTACACGAAAACACTGGTGAAAGATATAGAGTTAGTATGCAGGCCGCCAAAACGATTTTTGACATAACCGGCGTTGTGTATGAAAAATATGTTGGTCGCATTGCAGAGTTGGTAATTAAATATGAGTAAGGAAGCAAACGAAAAACATAGTCTTATGCAAGGTGATTGCCTTGAGTTAATGGCATTGATACCTGATGGCAGCGTGGATTTGGTGGTGACTTCGCCGCCCTATGATAACCTCCGAACTTACAATGGCTCCTTAGACTGGGGCGAACACGTTTGGAAGCCAGTCATTCAGGAATTGTTTAGGGTGATAAAGCAAGGTGGCGTTGTCGTGTGGGTAGTCGGAGACGCTACAATCAAAGGTAGCGAGACTGGCACTTCATTCAGGCAAGCGTTGTACTTCAGGGAGTGCGGGTTTAATCTGCATGACACGATGATATGGGAAAAGACTGGGATGTTGCCGACCCAAGATAGATACTATGCAATCTTTGAATATATGTTTGTTTTTTCAAAGGGCAAACCCAAGTCAATGAACTTTATTGAGGACAAGCCAAATACCGCAGGCGGTAGGGTGCAGAAAAAAGACCTCTGCATAAATAAGGGCAAACAACAGGATGGAGTAGGAGTATTCGTAAGAAAACACATGGGGAGACGAACCAATATCTGGCGTGTCGCTATCGGAGAAACAAATGGACACCCCGCCATCTTCCCCGAACAACTCGCCAACGACCACATTCTATCGTGGAGCAACGA